ACTACAACACCACCGCCGACATCTCCGTGATGCCTTACGGTCCGCACGACACGCACGGCGGCGCGAATCCTTACGTCAATCAGGCCACGGAGAACTACACACTTAGTTGAGTTTTCGGGTATATTGGAAATCATGAAAATCCTTCCGGATCAAAGCAGGCTAATCGAGCTGTTCGACTATAATCCGGCGACGGGGGACCTTCGCTGGCGACGGCGAACTGACATTGCGCTCGAAGCCGATCGCGTACGGTGGAACACGAAGTATGCCGGGAAAATCGCGGGCTGTCTCAACAAGCGCGGCTATCGCGTCGTGACCCTCGACGGCGTAACCTATTACGCGCACCGCATCATCTGGAAGCTGATCTATGGCGTCGAGCCGAGTCAGCTTCTCGATCATGAAGACACCATAAAGGATCACAACTGGCTGTCCAATTTGCGAGAGGCCACGTCGGAGCAAAATGCTCAAAATCGCAAGCGCATGAGGAACAAGCCGTCAGATTTGCCTAAAGGGGTCACGCGAACGAACAGCGGCAAATATCAGGTCTACGTCAAAAAGGGAAACTACTTGGGTTGCTACGATACTATCGAAGAAGCGCAACGTCTCTACGCTGAAAAATCTCGCGAGTTGTTTGGAAAATACGCAAGGGTAGCATGACGGATTTGGAGATCATCGCCGCCGTCGACGCCCTGACCAGGGATCGCGTCAACGCGCTGCTGCCGCGCCCCGGACTCTTGCGCCGGCTGATCAACTTCGTGACGCGGCGCAAGCCGCCCGGAACGCTGCCGAAAGGGGCGCAGTGCCATCGCTCTCGCGTCGGCGCGGTGCGCGCGGAGTGGCAGAAGGCGCGCGAGGCCCACTTCCGCGAGACCGGGGTCGACGTGCTCGACGCCATCAAGCGGCACGAGGCGTGGCTGCGCAACCCGCAGAACGCGCCGGAGCTTCACGTAGAAAGGCGCTGAACATGCCGGGTGTGTTACAACCGTCGAACGCCTTCCCTGGTATTCCTTTTCCGAACCATCTATCTGGGCAAACGCCGCCGCAGAATTATCAATATCCAGGTGCAGTACAGCCAAGATCTACAGCACCATCGGTGCTTACTTATGCTGAAGCCTTTCCAGGCATTCCTTTTCCTAACCACTTGACGGGTCAATCAAAACCACAGAATTATTTGTTTCCTGGTGCAGCACAGCCTATTGTTTTTGGTGGTTCCATGATCTTCACCCGTCCGGTTACCCTTACCGTAACAGGCTCAGTTGAGGTAACGTTGCCATGACCGCTTACCGTCTGCTCCCCCGCATCGGTTCCTCCATGGCGGAGGAATGGCTTGATATTGGCTTGAACCATCACACCGCGAACAGATTTGTCGAAGCCGAACAGGCATATTTGAAGGGGCTTCGCGTCGAGCCAAACTGTGGGCCAATCATTGCCAACCTTGGCATCATGGCGGCCCAGCAGGGCAATGTACTGACCGCAATCCAGCGGCTGGAACGCTCATTACTGTTCGATGACAAGAACGCAACCACTTGGCACAACCTTGCACTGGCACTTTTGGATGCTGAGCGGGCACCTGAGGCACGCATTGCAGTTGAAAAGTCACTTGCACTGGTGGAGAGTGCGGACGCTTACTGTGCGCAGGGCATGATCTTAGCGTCGTGTGGCTTTGCAGCCGAAGCGGCTGAAGCTTATGACAAGGCATTGGCAAAGACACCGGATCACGGGTTGGCTAGCTACAATGCACTGTTTGTCAGAACACTAAAGAACACCACCCCGGCCGACAACTATGTGGCACGGAAGCGTTGGCACGAAGCCCATGCTTGGAAGGGTGTAAAAAAGCCTCATGCCAACGAAAAATCACCGGATCGTCCACTACGGGTTGGCTATGTGGGTGGCGATTTCAAGATGCACTCAGCGTCATTCATCTTTGGTGCTGTGATTCTTCACCACAACCGCACAGTCATTGAGCCTTACTGCTATATGACGCTGCCATCCAATCCTGAAGCTGACGCCACCACCAAAAACTTCATGGAGAAGACAACTTGGCGCGATATTTCAGAAAAAACCGACGACGAAGCCGAAAATCTCATCCGTGAGGATAAGATTGACATTTTGGTGGACCTCTCAGGTCATACAGGGGGCAACCGCCTGCCACTTTTCACCAGAAAAGCAGCCCCGGTGCAATGTCACGCTTGGGGTTTCGCTCACGGTACAGGTTGCCCTGAGATTGATTGGTTCCTTGCCGATCCGTATTCAATTCCTGAGGAGGAACGTGAGTATTTTGCCGAAGGTATATGGGATGTACCCTCAATTGTGGGCTATGTCCCGCCAGAATATGGGCAGTCGGGGGTAAGTCAGGCACCGTGCTCGCGCGATGGGGTCTTTACCTTTGGTGTCTTTGGCCGTTTTGAGAAAATGAGTCCACAATCCTTGGAAGCATGGCACAAGATCATGCTGAGGACACCGGGTAGCCGGATCATGTTCAAGGACAGCATGATGCAACGGCCCTATGTCATCACCAGGATCAGAGAGGTGATGCACGATATTGACCCAAAACGCATCCTGTTCATGCAAAGCACGTCACACCCCGACCATATGTTGGCTTATCAGGGGGTTGATCTGGTTCTTGATACCTTTCCACACACTGGGGGTGTGGTGGCGCTGGAGATCCTCTACATGGGGGTGCCTGTGGTCACGCTTTACAATGGGCAGGTGGGTGGCCGTACCACCAGTGTTGCGTTGCGTGCCATTGGCAGGCAGAACTGGATAGCCAAATCCATTGACGAGTACGTTAACAAGGCCGTCAAGTTGGCCGAAGGCCGCAACGAACTGGCGATGGCTCGGCTGACATTGCGTGAGGAGCTTCTAGAGTCACCGCTGTGCGCGGGTTATGTTGGCGCGGTTGAGGAAGCCTACCGCAAGATGTGGCTAAAATACTGTGGCTTCATGCCGGTGACGGAAAAGATCCTCAAAGTGGGCTGAGTGTTGTGGCTTGAATAAGACGACAGGATGCACTAGAACACCAAACCATGGCATCGCCGAACCCAAATTTCAGTGAGATTGTCACCACCACACGGCAGAACCGGAGCAAGCCCATGCCCGTAGGCCCGACACGTACCAAGGCGCAGAAGCAAAAGGTGGTCCACACCGAAATGAAGAAATTTTCGGAGGGCGATCTGCACTCCGGCTCCAAGAACGGCCCTGTTGTCACCAACCCCAAACAAGCGGTGGCTATTTCCATGAAAGAATCCAAGCAATCGAAGCCCAAGAAGGAAAAGAACTATGACCGTAGCGGTCATTTCCCTGGGAATCCCGGTTTCAACCGTGAAGGTAAGCCTCCGTATGGGAAGTACGACGGAGGTCATCAGGCCAAGCAGCCACATGGCAAGTCAACTGGCGAACCAAACATTGACAAGCCTCATGGGCACCACACTTACGAACAGGAACGGAAGGAACACACGGGTCTTGAATCCAAAGGCGGTGACGGTGAGCGGCATGGCGGTGGCCCCGTAGCCAATGTGGGCAGTGAGAAGCGCGGCACTGAGTTAGTTGGGGAAGGCCCGGCCTCCAGTGGTCACAAACAGCCACGTGGCAAGTCAATTGGTGCGGGCAGTAAGAATATTGCCGAACATCACATTGGGCACGGCATGGGTCCTGCCACAAGCTTCAGGATGCCTCAGACCAGCGGGGCACATGGCTTCACCGGCACCCATAAGCGCGGGCTGCATCGCGTCTCCGGCCACAGTGGCGCTCACCAAATTGGCCATCGGAAGTAAGCCATGAGCAAAGGCGAAAAGTTGCTCAAAGAATACGAAAAGCACCGGCCCGACTCAGGTGAGATTTCACCTGATGATTACAAACCCATGGCTCAGGGTGGTGCCCCTCACAAGTTCCGTGGCAAAGCGCACGAATTCAGGCCCCCGGCTACGTCAGGGGCATGCGGTTATGGTCACAGTAGCGCTCAGTGCAAGGGGCCGTTGCGCATGTCCGGAAATCCATCAGCGGATCGCATCGGTAGGCGCTGATGCCCAAGAAGTTCTACAGTCAAACGCCCGCTGTTCCCGAGAACCAGATTGCGGGCAAGAACCCCATCCCAGGACCGGCCCTTGGCGGGTATGCTTCCCCTACCGTTCCTGAGACACCCGGCGTTATGCACGGTGTTGGCACGCTGGCGAAGCCATTCAAGCATGGTGTCGTGAAGGGGGCGCATGGCTACGGTCATCCGCCGCATGCCAAGAAGGGCAATTACCGGTTATCGGGTCATCCAAACGCCCACCAAGTAGGGTCAAACAGGGGCAAGCCTTACAATGTCGGCAGGCCATAGGCATCCCGACTTTGCGGGCAGCCACAGCAGCACCCTTTGCACCCGGTTACTGAAGGACCCGGAGGTCAGGCGGCTGTTGCACCGCTATGAAGGCGTGGACGACAGCTATGATCTGCCATACTTGGCCGGGTATTCTAAGGATGGCAAGACGATCTACATTGATCGTCACATGCCTGAGACCTTGTCATACACACATGATGGCAGAACCCGCGAATACCGTGTACGAAACTTCCTGATTGATCATGAGAGCTTTGAAAAGGCTGTCATTGACGCCTTGCATTGGAAGTACGCTCATGCTCACCAGGGCGCTACTGAGTACGAGCGCCGTCATGTCATGCAGGCCGGGCTACTGTGGACGCCCTATCAGGACGCCTACCGGCCTTATATCAAGGCTGATGAACATGAGAAACTGAAGCGAGTGCCAAAGGATCTTGACTTAACGCCTTATCTTGATGATCCTAGGCTCCTTGCGCGGCTAAAAAAGGCGATGCATTGAGCGGCCCCGGCAGATTTGACAAGTGTACGACACTTACGGCGTATCCTTATCATCAGGCTGCGTCTGAACGGCAGCGTGGTAGGGCAAACCCTACTAAATCGCCAGAAGCTGCGGCGGCCAAACTTGAAGGCTTGAAGCAGACCTGGACAATCAACTCGCGACAGGCAGCGGCTGGTAAAAAAGTTGCGCTCCACATCTACGGAACACGGACATCGCGCTACATGAAGCAAAAACCCTTACGCCACCCACGGGTGGTCCTGCGTGAGACGGTTGCCCGTGAGGCCCGCGAAATTCAGGACAAGGCACGCCGGTTTGCCGATGCGGCCATCACACGGGCTTTCAAGGTGCTGAATGATCCTACGGCTGCGGACGCAGCGGCATTGCAGGCGGCTGATCTGATCCTCAACCGTGCCTATGGCAAGCCACAACAGACAAATACCAACCTGAATGTGAACGCCAATGGCAAAAACAGCGACGTTAGTGGCACCGAACTCGATGAGCGAATTGCGTCGGCTCTCAAACGAGTTGAAGAGCTTGCAGGACGAGAGAAGCAAGCGCCTGCGCGCAAGAAACAGCCTGCTAACCTACGCAAGCTCGATCGAAATACCCACGGTCCAGACGAACCAATCCATTGATGATGACCAGGACCGTGAGAAGTTCGTCTCAGCCCCCAAGCATTTTGGTGCCCACCACCTGCTGTGGCTGGATTGCCTGCAAAAAGTTGAAGATGGACAGATAAAACGCCTGCTAGGCTTGATGCCCCCAGGTTCGGGGAAATCGATATACACGTCTGTGGTGTTCCCCACTCACGTTTTGGGCCGATTTCCGAAGTGGTCCATCATCCTGACCAGTTATGGCAGCGATCTGCCGAAGAAATTTGGCCGCCGCGCCCGTTCCATCATTCAGCAACCGAATTTCAAGCGTATTTTTGACTGTACGCTCTCCGAGGAGTCAGCGGCAGCCGACGAATGGTCATTGACCAACGGAAGTGAGTGGATGGCCTCAGGTATTTTGACCGGCATTACTGGTAACCGCGCTGATGGCATCATTTGGGACGATTTGATCAAGGGACGTGAGCAAGCGGACTCAGAAATTGTCCGAAACAAGACGTGGGACGCCTATGTTGATGACTTGCTGACCCGCAAGAAGCCCAATGCGTTCGAAATAGGCATCATGACACATTGGCATGAGGACGACCCGGCTGGGCGGCTGCTTCCTGATGATTACGACAGTGAGAGTGGCTGGATCAAATGCCGTGACGGCAATAATTGGTATGTGGTTTGCCTTCCTGCCGAAGCTGAGAAGGCCAGCGACCCGCTGGGGCGCAAAATAGGTGAGCGCATCTGGCCCGAGTGGTTCCCCGAGGATCATTTTGACACGTTCAAGCGCCAGCCCCGCACGTGGTCGGCCTTGTATCAGCAGCGCCCGGCACCAGACACGGGTGATTTCTTCCAGGGTGAATGGTTGAGGCCATGGCCCGGTGGCAGGATGCCTCACCGTGATAGTATGCACATTTATGGGGCCAGTGATTACGCGGTCAGCGAGGGCAAGAACGATTACACCGTGCACGTGGTGGTGGGCGTGGATCATGCCAGCCGGGTCTTCCTGCTGGACCTCTGGCGTCAGCAAGCCGCGTCTGATAAATGGGTGGAAGCATTGTGTGACTTGATTGCGAAGTGGAAACCACTTGGCTGGGCTGAAGAAGCAGGGCAGATCAAAAGCGGCGTGGGGCCGTTCCTTGTTAAACGTCTGCGTGAGCGCCGCCTTTATATTGCTCGTAAGCAGTTTCCGACCAAGGGGGATAAGTCTGTCCGTGCGCAGTCAATTCGTGGCAGGATGGCCATGGATGGGCTTTATTGCCCATTTCATGAGAAGTGGTTTTCAGAATTCAAGAAGGAACTGATGACCTTCCCAGCCGGGAAGAACGATGATATTGTGGACGCGTTGGGCCTCATTGGGCAGGTGTTGGACAAGATGGTCTCAGGGCGCAGGGTGTTGCCGGTTGACAATTTGCCAAAGGTGTTCTCAACCAACCCGGCTGATTGTACCGTGACCATGAATGATATGTGGGAAGCCAACGAAAAACGTGAGGACTCAAAGTCAATCCGTGTAAGGCTTCATTGAGAGATTGAATGGCTATTCCTCTTGACGAACTGGCAGGCAAAGAAGGTGGTGATGAAAGCCGTCGCCTAGCCAAATATTGGCTGGATCAAATCCAGACCGTTTTAGATAATTCTGAAATGAAGCGCTATTACAAGCGCGGTGACTCCATTGTGAAGCGCTACCGCAATGAGAGCATGAAGATCATAGGTGAGGACGGTACCCGCAAGTATGGCTCCCTGTGGTCCAACTTTCAAATTCTCAAGCCTGCACTGTATGGCCGCGAACCGCTGCCGATTGCTGAGCGCCGTTTCAGCGATAAGGACCCTACCGCGCGCTGGGCCGCTACCATTCTTGAACGCGGCTTGCGCAATGAGATTGAAATTTGCGGTTACAACGAAGCCCTTAACCGGGCTGTCAGTGATTACCTTCTACCGGGCGAAGGCGTTGTGTGGGTGCGCTATGAGCCACAAATTGCCGAGGGTGTGTCGCTGCCGGTCGAATCGCAGACCGACATGCGGGATAGCCAGGGCCAGATTTCCTCAGATGCCAATGAGGGTGCCAGCATTGGTGCGGGGGAAGGTGACGATGACGATGAAGAGGACAACCGCACGCTCACGGCCAAGGGCCGCTGGCGCACGCACCTGAATGAGCAGGAGGCTGAGGAACCTGAGGACGAAGAAAACGAAGAATCAATCAAGCTTGAAGACACCGAAGACCGGGTGGTGCGTGAGAGCACCCCGGTTGACTACATACCGTGGAATGACTTCCTGACCTTTCCGGTGCGCGCCCGCATTTGGGACGAGGTCACTGCCGTTTGCAAGCGTGTCTACATGTCGCGCGATCAAATGATCCGGCGCTTCGGCAAAAAGATCGGCAAAGCCATTCAACTGAACAAGGACACCCGTGGTGACAAGACCCAGAACACCACGTTGCAGTCAGCCGATCAGGACAAGGGTGACCAAAAGGTCTACTGGGTGGCCATGGGTTATGACTACCTGTGTGACCGCAAAGACGATCCGTTGAACCTTGAACGGTTCTTTCCGGTGCCGCGCCCCATCTATGCCAACGCCACCAACAATACGCTGATCCCGGTTCCTGATTACATTCAGTATGAGGATCAGGCGGTTCAAATTGACGAACTGACCCAGCGCATTGCCATGCTGACCAAAGCGGCCAAGGTCACGGGCGTTTACAACGCTGCGGCCAAGGATGTGCAACGGATGTTCCAGGAATCCGTTGAGAACGAACTTATACCGGTGGACGATTGGGCAGCCTTTGCCGAGGAAGGTGGTGTCGCAGGCAATATCAGCTTCCTGCCACTCAAGGATATCATTGGGTTGCTCAACGAGCTTGTGATGATCAAATCCAAGCTGCTTGAGGATATGGATCGGCTGACCGGCATCAACGATATCATGCGTGGCACCAGCGATGCACGTGAAACGCTTGGTGGTGTCAGGCTGAAATCCAATTCTAGCGGCACCCGGCTCACCGAACGCCAGAACGAGGTGGCGCGGCTTGCCCGTGATACGGTCAGGATCATGGCCGATATCATGTGCCAGCATTTTTCACCGCAATCGCTGATTGAAGCCTCTGGTGCATTGTACGACGAGGGCCTTGGCCCTGACGACATGCCCGATCTCAGTCAGCTTCAACCACCGACGCCCGGCGCACCGCCTGTTGGCACCAATGCCGGGGGTGCACCCCCTATGGCGGGGGCATTTCACCCCCCGCAAGGTGCCCCGCCCGCACCAGGGGCACCGCCTGCCCCGCCAATGGGCCAAAATCAGCCGCCTATGGCTGCGCCAGTGCCGGGGGCACCCCCGCCGCCCTCAAACGTAGTGCCACTCAGGGGCCAAATGCCGGGCATGCCGCCCGGTCAGCCGCCAGGGGCACCACCCCCGGCACTGAATGGCACCATTCCACCCCCGCAACCGCAGATACCTCCGCAGGTTCTAGCGAAGTTGCAGTCATTCCAGCGTATCACCAAAGCCATTGGGCTGTTGCGTGACGAACGGTTGCGTGGTTTCAGGGTTGATATCGAAGTTGACAGTACGATCTTCCCCGACCAGGCACAGGATCGCCAGGATCGCACCGAGTTTGTGCAGGCTGTGACCAAGTATATCGGCGAATCGGCACAATTGGGTGCCGCCGTGCCTGAGGCAATCCCGCTTTTGGGTGAAATGTTGCAGTTTGCCGTCCGCTCCTACCGTGTTGGCCGCTCATTGGAGGGGTCAATCGAGAAATTGGTGGAAGAGCTGGTGGTCAAGGCCAAGCAGTTGCAGCAGAAGCAGGCCACGCAGCAGAACCCCGAACAGATCAAGGCAGCGGCCCAGGCCCAAAAGGCTCAATCCGATCTTGCCGTGGGTAAGATCAGGGCGCAGTCGGATGCACTCAAGGCAAAAGCCGATATTGCATCAACCCAAA